TTTTTTATTTACAAAACGTTTTTTACCATAATTATAACTGAATACTTTAAGATATGATAACAATCAATAAAGATACAGAAAACTCAATTATCTTCACCTTAACGGAGAGGTCTCAATTGGGCAACCCCAAATACTTATTCAGCTTCACTAATGATTCCAGTGGTGAGCAAAAGCTATTCAATATGACAGATACTTCTGGATATCAAAGAAGGTTTAACTTATTTGAATTGACTGAGAGTGGAACCACTTATGAGAATCTTTCAGCNAGTACCGTTAACTTAGAGTATGGTTGGGGGAAGTATGAAGTATACGAGAGCGCAACACAAACTCTAGAGATATCAGGAACAACTGGTAGAATATTGGAAGAAGGAAGATACTTCGTGAATGGATACCCTGTTGAATACAATAATAATTCAAACGTTAATAACATATATTTATAATGAAATTTTTAGGAATAGAATTCGGTAAGAAAACACCAGAAGTGGTGCCAGAGAANCTTGAGATGTCATATACACCAACTGGTGTGTACAATCAGTCGGCTGACTTCTTTAATAGAAACTACGACTTAACAACACCTTATCTAGAACGATATAATGGTAATGGACATATCCTATTCGGATTGGATAATCTTTATCCAGATTTACTTAACAACTTATACAATAGCTCAGGTCTTCACTCAGCAATCATTGAATTCAAGCGTAACCTTATATCAGGTGCTGGATTCACCATTGAAGGAGAAGAGAACTTAGAAACTATGAAGAAGGTAGAGATGAAGCAATTCATCAACCTTATTGATGGTGAGAATAGCTTAGAGCACTCACTGAACGAACTAACGTTGGATTATCTTATCCACGGTACCGTATACTTCAAAGTATATTGGAACAGCGATAAGAGTCGCATTCTAAAACTTAAAAGAATAGAACCTTCTAAGATAAGAATAGGTGTAGACCCAAAGGATGTGTCAGAGATAAACGCTTACTACTACAACTTCGATTGGAGAGAACAAGGTAGATACCCTACAGTTAAGTTCCCACCTTACGCACCATCGGATAATAATGGTGAGAGAGTTGAGATATACAGGTTCATCAACCCTAACCCAACGGTTAACTGGAATACATTACCACAATACGCATCTGGTGCAAACTGGATGAAGTTGGATGGTGAGATATCAAACTACCACAAGTCTAACATAGAGAACTCTATCAACCCTTCTATGGCACTTAAATTCTACAAGAAGCCAGCAAATGAGGAAGAGAAGAGACTTATCCTTAACGGTGTTAAGAAGAACTTCCAAGGAAGCTCCAACACTGGTAAGGCTATGGTATTCTTCAGTGACGGTAAAGACACTGCACCAGACATCGAGCCGATTGCGGTAAGCAACATTGATAAGCAATTCAATGTGACTGCTGACCAGATACAACGTAACATCTGTTATGCTCACCGTATCAACCCAACATTAGTTGGTCTTAAGACTCCAGGTTCTCTAGGTAACTCTACTGAGCTTGCAACATCTTATGACATCTTTGTTAAGAGTTTCGTTGAACCAGCACAGAAAGACATCGAGAGAATAATCAATGGTTTCTTAACTGTTAATCAATTGGGTGTCATCTTCAAGCTTGATTCAGTTGAATTGAATTACGGTGGTGAGCCTATAGCTATGGAAAGTGATGACTCTGAAAATAACGAAAATAAATAAACTAATATACAATGGCTAGAACATTATTCGTATCAGAAGCATATATAAAAGCTTTTACACCGATAGGAGACCTTGTAGAGTGGGCTGAGATTAGATCCACTGCTGAATTGGCTCAAGATAGTTACATTCAAGATATCCTTGGAACTAACTTCTACGATTACTTACAAGACGCTTTCAGCGCTCAAACGCTTACCGCTAATGAGATAACTCTAATGAATAAGGTGAAACCAGCCTTAGCTCATAGAACGGCTGAACAAGCATCGGTATTCATCAACTATCAGTTGAAAAATAAAGGTGTGATGACTCAGACTGGAGATTACGCAGCTAATGCTGATTTGGATGCTATGAAGTATGTTAGGAATGAACTACGTGATAGAGCCGAATTCTATGCTAAGAGGTTGAGTGTGTATCTATGTGAGAATGGTTCGTTATTCTCAGAATACACCACAGATAACGGAGACGATATGAGTCCTAACGATGGTGGTTATGATGATTGCGATTTAGCTTTCTGGAATTAATCTATTTAATTTTATCAACTATGACTTTTAAACCACATTTCTTTGGGTTCACTTCAGCTACAGATTTCTTTACTAGTACCATAGGTTTCGCTTATGGTCACGTTCATACTGCATTTGTAGCAGTATTTACCGTAATAACTACGTTCATTGGTGGTTTCGTATGGGATTCGCCAGAAGCCATCTATACGTTATGGTCATTGATGCTAATCGACTATATAACAGGTATTACTAAAGCAATCTTCAAGAAAAGGTTTGTCTCGTTCAGACTATGGAGAATGCCGATATATTTCCTAGTAACCACTCTGATGCTTTCATTGGGGTTCTGGATGGCTAAGGCAACAGTAGTATTCGCCTTGTTACCAACGATATTGATATCTGGGTTTATGAGCGTATACTTCACCTCAATCCTTGAGAATCTTGGTGAGCTTGGATGGTTACCAAAGCCAATGGTTAAATTATTGAAGACTAGGTTTGGATTGTATTCGCTGATAAAGAAGTGTGGCAAATAGAGTTTCAACATATCTAAGCTACCACGAAGCTACCAAATCCAACACAGCCATCAAGTATGGTATTCATAACGTACCCAACTCTGACCAATGGAAAGCAATGCAAACGCTTGGTACAGAGGTTTTCGATAGGGTTAGAGAGCACTTCGGCAAGCCGCTATATGTTTCATCATTCTTTAGGAGTGAAGCGCTTAACGGTAGGATAGGGGGTTCTAAGACATCCCAACACTGCAAAGGTCAGGCAATAGATATTGATGCTGATGTATTCGGTGGTGTTACCAACGCTGAAATCTTCTGGTATATAAAAGAACATTTGGACTTTGACCAGTTGATTTTTGAATTCGGTGACGATGCAAACCCTGACTGGGTTCACGTTAGTTATGTTAGTCCAGAAAAAAATAGAAAGCGTTGCTTGAAAGCGGAGAAAGACCGTAGAGGTAAGACCAGTTATAGAGTAATAGATTAACTCATACGAAGAGTATTCTGCATACCCAAGATATTTAATGCAAAGATAATAGGAAGCTTAGTGGCTTCCATCATTTTCAATGGGTCATTGTTAGCCAACCTTAATAGGAATAAATCCCACCCATAATTACCCACAGCTTTCTCGTGTTCATACCCTTCCCTCTCTTTAGAGGTCATACCCTTAGTAATCTCCAACTCATCTTCCTCACTCAAGGCTTCTTCCTTCTCTTGGAATAACCCTTCATAGTTCTTATATATCTTTGAGCGAAAGTTCATATATTGAGTGACGAGTCCATATACAGCCGTTACAGGCACTTTCTCGAATAAAATACCTCGTATGTCCAGCCAGTCACCGTAAGGCTCGTAGGTGGCGTTATTTAAAGTGTCAGAGGGTGTTACCACTTGTCGGTACAGTATGGAAAATATCTTTGGAAGGTTATGGGTATAATTGTTCTTATCTGCGAAGTAATGCTCAATATCAATGAAGGCACCGAACTCCAATTGGTTGAATGGTAGTAACTCCATTGTCACACCACTTAATGTAATTGTATTTGATACATTAGATGGGATAGGTTCATTCATAAACTTAATCCTATTGACTACCTTTAAGTAGTCATCATAGTCCATTTCACGCACATCATCAAGGGACTTGTCCAGAATAACGGATATAATCTCCAAGCTACCATCAGATTCCTCTGGGTCGCTATCTTTCATTACATCGATTATCTCGATATACATTCCCAAGGTTACGTCTTCCCACTTACGAACCATACTTAGCTAATAATAGGTTGAGGAATGGTGATACATAATCCATAGTCATATGTTCCTTAAAGGATTCAGCACGTTCTCTGGCGCTATAGTTTGGGTTCTGGTAAAGGAATCCCATCATATGATGGATATAATCGTTGATATCGGTACCCATTGCTTTCTGTATGTTAAGCATTTGGTTAACCGTGAACTTGAAGTTCTGGAAATCACCCTTTAGTTTATATACTACACCACCAAGATTGTAGATAGGTTCGATTGGATAGTCAGCATTATCAACGTTAATAATCGATACCAACTCTTCGAACACTTCCAAATCCAAGTCCATTACTTGGTCTTCGGTTATAGCGTTGTTACTCAATAGGTTAAGTAGTCTTACTTGTTTCTCTACTTCAGATAGGTTATCGTCTTGGACGATATCGAGGACTTGTTTAAAGTCTTTGATTTTAAGTTCTTCCAAGCTATTGATTAGTTGGAAGTTTTCCTCATTTAGTTTAATTGTCTGCATAATATTGTGTTTACTATTAATTATCGTGGATTATAATCTGTGTGGTAAAAGCATTTCAGGCAATAATATAATTATAGATAGATAAAAAGAAAGATATGTTAGACACTTATAATCGGTTCATAGACAACATTAACGATAATTTCGCTACTCCACACTATGGTATCCAGAAATTTGAAGAAGGCTTCTACGATAATATGCAGTCGTTTGAGACTGCTGATGAGCAGTTCCCGTTTATGTGGATTGTTCCAACATCTGTAGACCACCTAGAAAATAGTGTTTCCCAATACAATATGAGAGTATACTTCATTGACATCCTTGAGAAGGATGATTCCAATGAGAGAGATGTACTATCAGACCAACTATCAACATCAAGAGACTTCACCAACTGGCTACGTCAGAACGAAGACAATGGCTTCAACCTATTAAGTAACCCCAACTCAACACCCGTTAAATCAGTTCTATTGGACTATACGGCTGGTTGGTATACTGATTACTCAATTGAAGTAGAGACCGAAGGTAGCGAATGTTCTATACCTTTCACTGGTACTAGCGGCTCAACAGTAATATGCCCTGATGGTACAGTAGTTAACTCAGGTGTAACCTACTCAGTTACTGTTGAATCTGGTGGACAGTTGGTATTACCTAACGTAACCAATTATGATAGTGATGGTTCGCCAGTATTGACACCTGCTCAGGTAGGATTTACTGCTACAACCTGTAGCACAGGTGGTACCGTTACCAACTCTACGAGCGCATATACAGCTAACGTTCCAATTGATACCACATTGGTATTACCTGATACTTCGATATTCAGTAGTGCATCTGGATTTACAGATACGACCCCATCAGTTTCCACAGGCTATACTATAGCCGATAACATATATACTGATAGTGATGGTTCAACTGGTAATACGAATGAATACGGTGACGTAATAGTTTGTACTCCAGTGACACCAACATTAAGTGTTGATATCCAAATGTATTCAGATTCAGGCGCAACTTCTGGTATAACCGCAACTACTTTTGGTGAAACTGTATACCTTAAAATGTCAACGACAGGTGCCACTGCTATAGAATATTATAACTTTGATATCCCACAGCGTGATGGTCATTATGATACAGTAACACAAACAGGTGACACATACGCTTGGACGGTTGGCGCTTATGGTGATTGGTCTCTATCGGGGTCTGCTAAGGATACTGGTATAGTAACAGCGTTTGACGCCACACCAGCAGATATACATTTAGCCGTGGCACCTTATGAGAGACCAAGTGATTGGTTGACTCTCCCTACTATTACGGGAGGAACCAGTACGGAAGAAATTAACGGTTTGTTTGCGGTATGGGATAGGTCTCATAACTACGTTACAGTTCAATGTACTGGTGATTTCACAGTTAATTGGGGGGATGGTGGTGGTGACATCGACTATGGTGCAGGTGTAATAGCAGAGAACGATAT